ACTGCACAACCAACCTTCAATACCACAAAAGGAAGGAGCTAATTTAGAGATAACAGCATACTGTAAACCTATAAGGAAAAAATAAAATGTTAGCAGAACTAGCCGCAGCTAACGCTGCTTTCAATGTCATAAAACAATTCGTATCCAACGGAAAAGAACTTTCAGGATGTGCGAAACATATAAGTGATTTTGTATTCTCTAAAGAAGCACTAGAAAAGAAAGCAAAGGAAAAGAAAGCTAAAGGTGTAGGTGGTTCAGACTTAGAAGAGTTCATGGCTCTTGAGCAGATAAAAGAAAAAGAAGAAGAACTCAAGAAGATGATGATTTACTTAGGCAGACCCGGACTTTGGCAGGATTGGCAAGCCTTCCAAGCTGAAGCACGTAAGTCTAGACGCTATCAAGAAAAGATGGCAGAGAAGCGTAGACAAGAATTGATGGAATACGCAGGTTACGGAATAGCTGCTATAGTTGTTATATTCTTTGCAGGACTGTTAGCATGGGCAGCAGGTAAATGGGTAGGAAAGTTTTGAGTCCGTGTGTAGGCATCTGTAAGTTACAAGGAAATATCTGTGTAGGATGCTTTAGAACAATAGAACAAATAAAGGAAGCATATGAGAGCACCACAAAAATCCCTAGCAAATTGGACAAAACAAAAGTGGCGAACTAAAAGTGGGAAGCCTAGTACACAGGGGAGTAAAGCAACAGGTGAACGTTATTTACCTGAAAAAGCAATTAAGGCTCTTTCTTCCAGTGAATACGCCGCCAGTACGGCTGCTAAACGAAAAGCAACTAGAGCAGGTAGACAAGTATCTAAACAGCCCAAAAAGATTGCTACAAAAACGGCGAGATTTAGATGAGAAGATACGAATTTTATCTCGCTTTAGCGAAGCCCTTCCAGAAGGTAGGAAACTATCTAATGCTAAAACACGTAAAGGCTCTGAGACAGTGGCAAGCAAAACAAAGAATTAGACAGGAAAGACTTTAGTGGTAACCGTTGAACAATTCTTAGAATGGAAAATACTGCCAAGATGTATGATGCTTGCAAGCACAGTAATGTCATGGAGATGTGCTGAATGGTTTATGGAACTTGACGCACCAACAGCGGCTCAGTCAGCTTTCGTGTCAGTAGTTATGGGTGTGATGACAGGTGTCTTTGGCATTTGGATGGGTCACGAACATAAAGGAGATAATCATGTTAACAGCGTTGATAGGACCAATCGCAAATCTCGCTAGTTCTTGGATGGACAGCAAGGTTGAGAAGGTCAAGGCTGAAGGACAGGCAAAGGTAGCACAAGCTAAAGCTAAAGCAGTTGTAGCTGAGAAGGTAGCAACAGGCGAAGTTGAATGGGAAAAGTCTATGGCTGATGCCACAGATAATTCATGGAAAGATGAATTTGCCTTGACAGTTTTACTTTTACCTGCTATACTAGTGTTCATTCCTAGCATGACAGAATATGTAAGAACAGGGTTTGAAGTATTGAATACACTACCTGAGTGGTATCAGTACCTTTTGTTTATAGCTATTAGTGCATCGTTTGGTATAAAGGGTGCAGGACAAGCTATGAAAATTATGGGGAAGAAATAATGTCAAACATAATTGAAACAAACTTTGGAACTTTAATTAATCCTGCTAGGGTAGCAAAGGGTAGTGCTTCTAGTATAGTCAAGAAAGGTGCATTTTATATATTTTCACTTAGAGTGTCTAGTGATGATATTCGTGAATATTCTTTTACTGACAGACAGAGAGCAGAAAGCATGAGAAAAATTCTAATAAGTCACTTAGAACAATCCATTAAAAATAAAGCAAAGAGAGTAGCCAACTAAATGAACTTAATAAAATTACAAGACGAAATAGCAGACGATGAAGGTGTTAAGTACGAAATATATAAATGTTCAGAAGGATACCCTACAGGGGGTATTGGACATCTGATTACAGAATGGGATGAAGAGTATTACGAAAAACCCATAGGAACAAAGATTCCACACGAACAAGTGGATGATTGGTTTGCGAAAGACATAGAAACAACTATAAAAGATTGTAACCTATTGTTTTCGCAATTCGATAATCTACCTGAAGATATACAACATGTATTAGCCAATATGTGTTTTCAATTAGGTAGACCTCGCTTATCTAAATTTAAGAACATGATTGCTGCCGTAGAAGATTTAGATTGGCATAAAATGGCAGACGAAATGGAAGACTCTCGTTGGTTTAAACAAACTCCCAATAGAGCAAAACGTCTAATAGCAATCGTGGATAGGCAGCATCATAGAGAGAACCCACCCGTATGAGTAGACAACTAACCGAAAGACAACAAAAGTTTCTTGATGTACTATTTGATGGTGCAGGTGGAGATGTCGCACAGGCTAAAGTGCTTGCAGGATATTCTGAAACATCTAGTACAACAGATATAATAAAATCTCTCAAAGAAGAGATTATGGAAGCTACACAATTATATATGGGTAGAAACGCACCTAAAGCCGCTGTGGCTATGGTAAGTGGTGTAGATGACCCTACCCAGCTTGGCATACGAGATAAGCTCTCAGCAAGCAAAGAACTGCTAGACAGAGTAGGTTTAATTAAGACCGAGAAGGTACAAGTAGAGGCATCAGGTGGTGTTATGATATTACCTCCTAAAAATAAAGAGTAGAATGACAGTAAGAAGTTTAGGTAAGTGGAAGTTACCACAACCTACAGATATAAAGGATGAAGAAGGTAAAGAGTGGTCTAAGATACCACGTATATCACGAATAATACCTTTTGGATATGAAAAAGATAAAGAAGACCCTGACGTACTTAATCCAATACCCTTTGAACTTGAAGCTATTGAAATGGCTAGAAAGTATGTAAGACAGTATTCCTATAGGCAAGTTGCTAATTGGGTTACTCAAAAAACAGGTAGAGAAATATCTCACGTAGGATTAAGAAAAAGGTTAATGCATGAGCAACAACGTAAGAACCAAGCTAGAACTCTCAGAAAATGGTCTGAGTACGCCCAGAAAGCAATCGAAAAGGCGAAAGCCATCGAAGAAGAAAGACTCGGTTCAAAAACCTAGTATAGTTGAAGTAGAAAGATTAGAAGAAGAGTCTCTTAATGTAATCTTTAAACCAAATGCAGGACCACAGACAGAGTTTCTTGCGGCAAATGAAAGAGAAGTATTATATGGTGGTTCAGCAGGAGGTGGTAAATCATATGCTATGCTTGCAGACCCTTTAAGATATATGGGTCATCCATCGTTTAGTGGTTTATTATTAAGACATACAACAGAAGAACTTAGAGAATTAGTATGGAAGTCACAAGAATTATATCCTAAGATTTGGAAGGGTATAAAATGGTCAGAAAGAAAGATGCAATGGGTAGCACCATCAGGTGCTAGATTGTGGATGTCATACCTTGACAGAGATGATGACGTATTAAGATATCAAGGATTGGCATTTAGTTGGATAGGGTTTGACGAGTTAACGCAGTGGGCAACTCCGTTTTCATGGAATTACATGCGTTCACGTTTAAGAACAGCGTCATCAGATTTGCCAATCTATATGAGGGCAACCACAAACCCGGGAGGTCCGGGTCATGGTTGGGTCAAAAAAATGTTTATTGACCCCGCACCATATGGAAAGACATTTGATGCAACAGATATTGAGACCGGGGAAATACTTAAGTATCCAGCAGGACATAGCAGAGCTGGACAATCATTATTTAAAAGGAAGTTTATCCCTGCAAGATTATCTGACAATCCGTATCTCTCACGAGAAGGTGATTACGAAGCAATGTTGCTATCACTCCCAGAGCAACAGCGTAGGCAATTACTTGAAGGCGATTGGGATATTAAAGAAGGTGCCGCTTTTACGGAGTTTAATCGTGATATTCACGTTGTTGAGCCTTTTCACATCTCTAGTAATTGGGTCAAATTTAGGGCTTGTGATTATGGGTATGGTTCTTATAGTGGGGTGTTATGGTTTGCTGTCTCGCCATCTGAACAACTTATTGTTTATAGAGAACTCTATGTTAGCAAAGTCCTTGCCACAGATTTGGCAGATATGATAAATGAATTGGAAGCAGAAGATGGAAATATTAAGTACGGTGTTCTTGACAGTAGCCTTTGGCACAAACGTGGTGATACTGGTCCTTCTCTTGCGGAACAAATGATACAGAGAGGGTGTCGTTGGAGACCTTCTGATAGAAGTAAAGGTAGTCGTGTATCAGGTAAGAATGAGATACATAGACGTTTGCAAGTAGACGAATATACAGAAGAACCTAGAATAGTGTTTTTTAATACGTGTACTAATACGGTTTCGCAATTACCTTCTATACCTTTGGATAAAAAAAATCCCGAAGACGTAGATACTAGAGCCGAAGACCACTTGTATGATGCATTAAGATATGGTATAATGTCACGACCAAGATTTAGTATATTTGATTACGACCCACATGGCAGACCTTCTAGTAGTATGCCTGTAGCAGATTCAACGTTTGGATATTAATATGGCTGAAGACGAAATAAATTTAGAAGATGATGCGATTGCATTAGAGGACTCTAAAGATTCTGATGTAACTGATGTAGAAGTAAAAGGTATTGCTAGTCATGTTATGTCACAGTTTAAAAAATCAGAAGACTACAGATATGATGATGAAACAAGATGGGTTCGTGCCTATAGAAATTATAGAGGTATATATGGACCTGATGTTCAGTTTACG